TAGAAAAAGTTAAACCTGCAAGTATGAAAGCAGTTTATAGAGGAATAACACAATTAATTAAAGCATATGAAGAAAAGCAATTTAATGCAAAGTATTATTATAAGACTTGTAGTTTTTGTAGTTTTTATTCAATATGTCCCGCAGCACAGGAACAGGAATGGTTATGATAGAAGATAAAGTAATGAAAAGATTAAAAGAAGGAAGTTGGACATTTCAACAAATTAGTAATATATCAACATTAATTGAAGAAATAGCAACAAGCGTTTATGATGAGTTAGACGCAAAAGCCAAATTAGATTTAGTTTGGAATGTAGAAATATATGATGGTGATTATAAAATACCATTTGGTCAGATATTTGCTGAACAAGTATCAGAAGAATTAAAGGCCAGAATAGCAGAAATAATAAAAATAGAATTAGAATCTGCAAACGTTAATTTTAATAAGGAGAATGATAAAAATGAAATACCCAAGAGAAGTATGGGCAGGAAGCCACATAAAGAACGCACCCCAGATGAAAAGGGCGATAGTAAGAAACAGCCATGAGTATCAAGTATGGGTTAATGCGTTTAATGGTAAAATGAACTGCTACACTACTGTTTATGACTTTGAGCATTTTGCAGTGGATAAGGCCGTAGAGAATACTTGCATTAAAGACAGAATGTTTTTAGACTTTGATGCACACGGTCAGCCCTTACAGACAGCGTTTGATGATTTGAAAATGGTTTTGAATCATTTAATAAAAGAAGATATTTATTTTGTTCCTTATTTTAGTGGTAATGGGTTTCATGTAATAGTTTATGGGGAAGTTGCTGATGATATTAGAAGCATTCAGCAAACTTTTACCGATTTGGCTAAAATTGCTCCTACGCTTGATAACACGGGTATTCAAATAAATAGATTAAAAAGGATACCCAATACTGTTAATCTTAGTAGTAAAGGCCCTCACTTTTGTATTCCTATTACTAAAGAAGATATTAAAATAGGATTAGAACATATCTTAAATAAAGCCACTGTAGGAAACTATCCATCAGTTAGATATGGAAGCAAACTTCAAACTTGGAAGAAGGTTAAACCAATAGAAGAAAGTGATATTGAAGTAGTTGCACCAAAACCACCAGGGGAATTACCTATTTTACCTTGTTTATATAATTCAATAATGGTGGAAAATCCTGGTCATTTTGCTAGAGTTTATCTAGTTCAATGGTATAGAGATTTATTAGCAATAGGCGAAAGAAATTTAGACGAAACAAAACAAGAAGAGATTGTATCTATTATTATGAATGAACTTGAAACTATCTCTAGTAATCCAAATATTTGGTTAGATTGGGATAAGTCTGTAACAGAAAAGCATGTTAGGTTTGTTGTAAGAGGGGGCTATCATGCACCTAGTTGTAAAGACAAGTTAATTCCTCAAGGTTATTGTATTGGTAAATGTTGGAGGTATCCTGAATGAATAAATTAATTGTTGATAGCAGAGAAAACTCAGAACTGTATACTCAGATAAAGGAAGAAAGTTCTAAACTGAATATCCCTACAGAAAAACAATGGCTAGAAATAGGGGATTATGTATTTAGTGATATTTGTTTTGAGGCTAAATCATCTGTTGATTTTTTACAGTCTGTAATCAATAAAAGATTATGGAATCAATTGGATAATATGGATAGACACTATGAACATTGTATTTTGATTATACATGGTTCTATACATGAAGCATTACAATATAAAAAGTATGTTAATTTACAGATACCAAATAGATTATTGCAAAATAAATTTTTTGGTGCAATAGGTAGAATAACATTAGATACAGATGTGAAAGTCTTTTGGACAGAAGGGCCAAAGAAAGCGGCAAAACTTATAACTACCCTGTGTAAGATGCGCCCAATAGAGCGAGATGTAATTAAACCACATCTTCTTAAAAGAATTACTACAGATGATTTAAGAGTAAATATGTTATGTAGTATAAAGGGGATTAGTGAAAGTAAAGCCAAACTTTTAATAAAAGAGTTTGGTAGTATAATGGAAATAGGTGAAGCAACTATCACAGAAATGGTTAAATTAGATGGGATAGGAACTACACTAGCACAAAGAGTAATTAATACTCTAAATAGTGAGGATAAAGTGATAATATGAATAATGAATATGATGAAGATGAAATGTATTATAGTATGATTGATGGTGGGGAGTATGCTCTTTCAGAAGAGGTTGAAAACCCATTACCAGCAGTTGTATCTAGTTATACAGATGATGCACTATTAGCATCTAATTTTAATAGAACCCCTGCAATAATGTCTTTCTTTGTTGTTATAGGCCAGTTGTGTAAAGGGATGGTAGCAATTCCTAGCAATCTAAATACAGATGATACTAGGATGCAATTTTTATGGCTACAAACATCAGGAACAGGAAAATCAACTTTGACTAATTGGTTTTTGCCTATAGTTAAAGAATGTTTCAAACTTGTAAATGATAAACATGGAACTGAATTTGATTTGTTTGATATTACAGATTATACAGATGCAGCATTAATAGGAAGCATGGAAAAGAAAAATGAATTAATTCAAGATGAAGATGGTAATACTACTGAAATTGAAGTTGATGTTCAAATAGATGGTCAATTAGAAGGAGATGGTTTAGCAGTTTGGGATGAGTTTGAGTATTCTGGTATTTTTAAACAATCTCAACATAAAGAAAATGCTGTAGTATATTTGAATACTTTTATGAATACTTTGTGGGGAGAAACGTGGGTAATAAAAAAGAAACTAAAAAGTGGTGCAGTTATTGAATGCAGATGCCAAAGGTCATCCTATGCTACATCATACATACCAAAGACTCTTACTACTGTAATTACAGAAAAAGGTGTCCTACAGAGAATGCTTATGTTTGTATGGGAAGTCCCTCAAGAAATCCAAAAAGGAATGAGAAGAAGATTGATTGCAGATTTTGGTAAGATAGGAATGAAAGATGAACCTAAACTAAAATACTCTCAAAGTTTTTTAACTATTTATGATACCGTTAAAGAAAGGTATGAAGAAGTAGGAGAAGACCCTTATAAAGTGATGAGATTTACTCCAAAGGCAAACGATGTTCTTTTAAGAGAATGTATATTGATGGAGGAATATATTGCACACAGCAGGCCAGAAGTGTTTAGTGCAGTTGAAACTTTTATTAATAGAATATTAAAACATATCCAGAAACTTGCTATATTATGTTCTATAGCGGAAGCACCTAGTATTAAGGATAAGAGTAAAAGATTTGTTGTAACGGGTAAAAACGTGGAACAGGCATCCTATGTTGTGCGAAACTGCTATAAGAGTCTTGTAACTTGGCTAGATGAAGCCCTGCGTGTCGAGAGAAGGGCTATCGTAGAAAACGCTAATTATGGTGTATTTAAGACAGTATATTTAGAATTAAGTAAAGACGATGAATGGGTGCATAAAGCGAAATTAATTAAAGAAGTTCAAATTAAAACTCAAAGAGGACAGCAAACTATCTATAATTGGTGGAATAAAGTAGAAGAAAAGTTTGCAGCAAAGAAAATAAACAAAAGTGTTTATGTAAAATTAAAAGGTGAAAACGAATGAATTATGAAAGAGCAAAGTATGAGTATAAATTTCTTGTATTCAGCATTTTAAATGGCCCAAAAAATATGATTGATAATTTAAATGCTGAAGGCGATGATGGTTGGGAAGCATTTGATAACTTAACTATTGGAGAAGATAGAATTGTTACTTTTTTGAAGAGAGAAAAATCTCCTCCTAAAGTGATTGAACCAAAGGCTGAAAGAGAAAAGACTTTAACAAGTCTATGGGGCGGAACAGGAGATGAAGATTAATGGGATTATTTAAATTTATATGGGAAATAATTAAAATACAAAATGATGGCCCAACGGATGATGATTAGAATGAGTAATGTATTAGCGTTAGATATTGAAACTAAAAACTATTCTCATGAGATAGGAGGATGGAGAAACACACATATGTTTATTCCATCTGTAATATGCACATGGAATGGTGATGTAGGAACAATATATATTGATAAATCAGTTGATGACTTGGCTAAGTCTAATGTTATAATTAAATCAATTAGAGAATTAAAATTTGATTTAGATAAGCATATTCAAAAAGGCGGTGTTGTTTTAGGACATAACATTGCTCATTTTGATTTGCCTGTTTTAAGAGATTCTTTAGATATTTATTGTATTAATAAGTATTTTAATAAGAAGGCTTATATTGATACTAGCAGATTAGTTAGTAGCGAAACAGGGGAAAGATATAGTTTAGGGAATTTAGTAAAGCATACATTGGGGGATTCTAAAATCATGGAAAGTGCTGATGCACCCATGATATGGAAACAAGGAGGATATTCTGAAGTAGCAGAGTATTGCCTTAAAGACTGTGAGTTAGTTTGGGACTTATGGAAATACGGACAAGAGAATGGTTTTGTAAAAGGCTTTTCTATTGACGGAGAAGAAACAAAAAAGATAGAGGTGAATTGGTAATGGTAGGAACAGTAGAAGTAATATTATGGTTTATATTCATAATAATAGTAAGCCTATTATTCTTTGCTGCGTTTGGTTCAGATAAAGTATCTAATCAAACCATTGGAGAATATATGGAGAATTTAATTAGTGAGGAAAAAGAGCGTGGCCCTTAGAGAACAATGTGGCGTATGTGGCGTTCACACTATACCTAGAAGAATACTAGGTTTTTATGTGGGGTCTTCGCAAAGAGTCAAAATATGGGAGTGCAGGGAATGCGCTGCTTTATGGTCTGAAAAAACCATGACTCTTGCGGAGTCCCACTAACTTTTTTTTATGCCAAATTGAAATTCTGACAAAGCCTAAAAATCGCTTTATTCAAGAATAAGGTATTTTATCCGATATGTTAAATAGCATTTCATCGGAACTAAGGGTCGAAAAAAAACGTCATTGGTGACGAAAAATTCCCTGATTTATGGGGGGTTAGAGCCACCTCAAGAGCAAGAAATTGACTTCTTTTCAATCTGTCCGATACGGATTTTGCTACGCTTATTCAGGGTTTAGTAGTCTAAAAAATTAGACTTTTTGCTGAGTTTAAATACTCTCGACCCTAGTTGTTTAACTTTTGGTAATTACCACAATATGTGCAGAATCTTCCATTAATAGTGCATATTTCTATAATCCTATAAGACCAACAAAATATACATATGTTTTCTCCTTCTGCTGGAACTTCTTTCCTTTTCATGCTAATCATCCTATTACAGCCAAGTAGGTTTGGCTGGAAAATTATCTGCGGCATTATTAGCCCCTTTTGAACCTAAGCCTGTTTCATTATCAAAATCAGTTTCATCAAAATAACCAGAAGGCAAATCTCTTAGTGCTTGTCTATATGTAGTTAATTCTGTTTTCTGTGTAGCAGTTAAGGTATTATATCTATCAAGAAGCATCCATAAATCTGTTTCTTTTAATAGATGGTCTCTTTCAGTTCTTACTCGATACCAGTCAACATCATAACTTACAGTCTCTATTAGCGTTGAGCCATTATATACTTTAGCGTGTCTATCCATATTTTCATCCTCACATTGTTATCCAGCACATTAATCTGTTTCTATTTGCTTGTTGAATCCAAGCCATTGCTGCTTCATTTACAGGTAAGTTTGAAGCATGGTTATAAAACACTAAATAGCCAGAACTTCCCCAATTAGAAGCAATTCCTCTCATAATTTTATGACCATTATTATTACCATCAGCATAGTAATCTATATCTGTTGTATCTGTATTATCTCTTTTAATACCATAAAAATACTTATCTCCTTCAACGAGAGTAATAGTTGCATCACTTCCAGAACCTACATTTGTTTCAAATGATGTCTGTGTTTTTGTTCCTGTCGAACCCATAGAAACACCATCAAAAGTCGCTGTTCCTAATAAGTTGTTTACATGACCATCACTTGAATCATAAATACCAATGCTAACACCAGATTCAGAGCCATGAACTCCCCCAACATATATGCTTAGTTTAGCAATATCTCCGCTTCTACCTGCTATAAAAGGCCAATAAGTAAGAAAATAGTGTGAGTTATCATAAGAGTATGCTGTATTTCTTGAGTCCACACCACTACTAAATATAGGACACGCATGTAAAGTCCATGAACCATCATTAACCAATAACTTATTATTTGTTGTATTCACTAAACCAGTGCTAAACTTTCCACCGCCACCGCCTGTTCCATCGTCTATTGTTCCGTCTGCTTTTCTTCTTCTAAATGCTTGTCTACCCATATTTAATCACCTCATGGATGGCATACTGCATGTATGCTCCCTGCAAGGTTCACCGTTGAACCTTGTGTATTCTTAAATCTTATGCGGATATTGCTACTATTAATATCAACCTCTACATCTCCTATTGGTGCCGCCCCATCATAAATTATACCATAAGTAGTATAATTAGCAGAAGAACCATCGTAATGACACACTAAATCCATTGTCTGCACTTCACTAGATGAAGAATCTGTAATATGAATTGATGCTTTAACCGCCTTGAATGTAGCATGAGGTACTGCAAGTAAAGTAATATAGTTATTATTAGCAGTGCTTGTAGCAGAAACAACATTGCTTAGTTCTTTTATTCCTGATTGATTATATAATATTCCACCATAAGCACCACCTGTTGTACCATCTATTGAAATAACATCAGTTATACTAGCACCAATAGTTGTTGAAAATATTAACTGACCTGTATGTGAACCTGCTCCAACTCCAACTGCATGTGCTTCTATCTTAGCATAGTCTCTTGCAAAACCACCACCATCTTCACAGTTAAATCTAATAGAACCTATTCTATCACCTGCTGCTGGAGATGCTGTATTTCTATACATGGTCATTATTGGGCCTCTTGTAGCATCACCTTCATTATCCATCAAAAGAAGAGTGTGTGCAGTTTCATCGTCATCTTCTTGAACAACAGTTAATTGACCTGCTGAGATTGGTTGTGTTCCATTACCTACAACAACTGCTCCTGTAAATGAAGCAGTATCATCTGATTGTGTACCAAATGTTTTATCTCCGCCCCAATCAGCATTAAGAGCAGATAATACTTGAGCAGTTGTTGGTGCGCCACCACTTGCGGCTTCTAATGCAATTTGAGTATTAGCATGGTCATAAGTTAATACATAGTTATCTTGCCCTGAACCTACTGTTTGGTCTGTATCAAATTGGAAGTTACCTAAGTTTACTTGCCCTGTTCCATTTGGTGTAATGCTAATATCCCCATTAGAACCATCGGTTATAGTTAATGTTCCAGAGTTAGTGCCTCCATTAGTGCGAAGAATAAGGTCTTGGGCTGATGAAGTTTCAACTGTGTTTTTGTTTGTATTTGTTCCTATTTTCACATTACCTGCTTCAACACTACCAAAGAAATCAACCGCACCTGTTGCAGCAGTAAATGAGGCATTGTTAGAATTTGATAATACACCTGCATCTGAGAAGTATGCTAAATTATTATTTCCTGCATGAGTGCCGACAGTTACAGTACCTGTATTAGTAGTGTAACTGTAAGATAGAATCTTATCTTGAATAGCAGCAGAAGTCATTACAGAAGTATCGTTATCTGCAAATGATTCTCCGCTTGATTGTGCAGTAGTGAATGTAATACCATCAAATGTAAATCCTGTACCAATAGAAGGTGAAGTTAATGTTTTATTGGTTAGAGTTTGTGATGCAGTTAATTGAACAATGTTGCTATTTGTTATACTAGCAATCTTAGTAGCAGTATCAGCATTACCAGTTACATCTCCAGTTACATCTCCAGTTACATCACCTGTTAATGCTCCTGTAAAGGTACTTGCTTTCATATTTGCATAAGAAGCAATAGTTACATTTCCGGCAGTAGTTCCTGTATCTGCTGTATTAATTGCTGCCCATGTATCGGCTGATTCATCCCAAATTAACCCAACATTTGTTGATGAACCTCTTTCTCCTATTAAACCAATATCAACAGATGGTGTTCCTGTTTGTCCATTAGCCAAATATACTAATGGGTCTTCAACACTTAATGTTGCAGTATTAACTGTAACTGTATCTCCACTTACAAGTAAATCACCTGTTACTGTTAAATCATTACCTATTGTTACAACATCATTTGAATCTCCAATAGTAACTGCATTACCAGCAAATCCACTTCCTAATGCTGTTTTTAAGTTTGCTACTGAAACGTCATTAACTGTTGTATTGCCTGCTAATGCATCTCCAGAACCTGAACCTACTGCTAATAATGTAGGTTTATTTAGAATGAATGCATCTGAAGAACTTGTTGTTTCATTCCAGTTTACTTGAACATTTGGTTCTGCTCCTGAAGAAACACCTAACATTGTTAATGCCGCAGATACTGTTATTTCTTCTGCTGAACCTGCACCACTACCACCTAATCTTCCAATAAACCTTTCAGCATTTACTGCGTTTAATACATTTAATTCAGCAGCAGTAGCACTAAGAGCAGTAGAACCTATTTGTATGTCTCCTGCTGCAAAATTAACATAACCGTTACCTTTAGGTCTAATGTTTAATGTTACATTATTATCACTACCAACTGCTGCTAATATTGGTGCATTTCCTGTTGAATTGTTAGTTATATTTATGTAATTTGTTGCACTACTTGTTGTGGTAAATATCATTTGTTCGTTATTATTTTCATCTAAAATACCATGTGAACTATCAATTATAATATTATGGTCATTAGTATCCAAATTTCCGCCTAATTGTGGTGATGTATCATCAATAATTTCAATAAGAGAAAGAATATCTCCAATTGTATCTGATGCCTTTGAGTTAGAACTTGAACCTGAACCTGCTTTGAAACCAACTAATGAATCAGTAGTAGCAAAGGTTGCGGCACTAATTTCACTTAAATCTAAAGTTATATCAGGCGTACTAGTTCCATTTGTGATATCTAACCCTACTCCAACAGTTAATTCTGTTACTGTTCCTGTATTAGCAGTAGCACCATCTGTAACATTTAACAGACTTAATACTTCGGCCTTTGTAATTCCTGATTTAAATGCTGGTGTTCCGCTATTATCATATATAGCAGCGTTTCCACTATCTCCACTTACATTAGCATTAGCGCCATCTGCCACATTTAGTGCAGTTCTTACTTGTGCAGCAGTTAATCCTTCTAATGTATTTGCATCTGTAAATCTAGCAAAATCATTTGTTGTAGGAATATTACCAGAAGTAGCAACATCAACAGTTCCACTTAGACCTGAACCATATTCTGTTGATAAAGGTAGATTGAAGAAATTACTTCCATCATTTGTAAACTCCCACCTACCAGATGAAGTATTATATCTAAGAGATTTATGTGTATTATGATTACTTCCTGTCTTACCTGCTTCTACTTCTATTCCATAATGACTACTTAATGAATCGCCACCTGTTAAATTTTGGTTTGCATCTTTCTTTCCAATTAAGAATAGGTTATCATTAACTTCTAAGTTAGTAGCAGAACCACCAAAAGTAACATCACCCAATACATCTAAAGTTCCTCTAACAGTTACAGGAGTATCATTATCTCCATCACCAATGTATACAGTATCTCCAGAATCAAATGCTGCTAATGTAGTTTTTAATGCTGATTCAGTAAAGGAAACTTTTGAATTGTTAGTAGTAATATTGCTCGCTTGTGTAGATGTAATGCCTGTTTTAGCAGTATTCGCAGTAATAGCATTTGCCTGTGTTGTTGTAATTGTAGTAGTATTACCCGCTAAGGCATCACCTGAACCTGTACCTACTGCAACACTACTTGTTCCAGCACCAATATCACTTCTAAAATCAGAAGCACTTCTAGCAGTTAATGTATTATCAGCATTTATTTTAATGAATGTTACTGCACTAGGATTAGTTAATTGAGTTAATCCAGCACCAACATCTGTAAACGATAAAAATGTTGTTATTTGTCCTTTAGTTAATTCTTCTATTATTCCTGTGTTAGAACTTACTCTTCCTAACATTCTACCTGTAGTCATATTCTGCATCTTTGCATATGTTACTGCATCAGCGCCTATTTTATTTGTAGTAATATTACCAT